AGCTACCAGCCCGCTAGGCGTAACTATGCGCCCATTCTACGAAGAAAAGTACCAGGATGAAATTGCTACTCGCTACAAGTGCATCAGCGAATACGCTGAAGTACTGCGAGAACTGGCAGCAGCTGGCATCTACGGAACGCAGCAAGCTATTGTTAATGATGAAAATGTACAGCCATGAGAGTACTAGAAAATAACAACAAACCCGCTACGCATTTTATTGAGGTTTGGCGTGATCCTGTTGGTAATATCAATAATGATATGATAGATAAAATATCAGTTTTAGATATTTATCTAGAATGTACCAAAATTATTGCCTGCGACACCATCGCCATCTTTAAAATCCGCGCAAAATGACAGTAGTATATATCTTATTAGCGGCATATCTGATATGCCTGTACCTTGCCTACAGAGGCGCAAAAACTATGGATGATGATCTGTAACCTATTTATAATGTACATAGTCATTGCAGCCCTACTATCTGCATGGTACACTAACAACGAAGTTCTGCATGAACGCAGCAGAAAAGATTTGGATGATTCAGATTTATAACTAAATTGCACATAAAATACACAACTATGGCACTACAACTAAAGAAGGCTACACGCCAACAAGTCAAATTAAGACTTAATTTATCTGCACCATCAGGCGCAGGAAAGACAATGAGCGCACTTCGCATGGCTTACGGGCTGTGTGAGGATTGGTCTAAGATTGCAGTAATTGATACCGAAAACGGATCAGCATCATTGTATTCTCATTTGGGTGATTTCAACACAGTAAATCTTGAACCACCATTTTCACCAGAACGCTACATTGAAGCATTGAAAGCCTGTACAGATGCAGGTATGGAAGTGGTAATTATTGACAGTTCTTCGCACGAATGGAACGGCCCTGGAGGTTGCTTAGAGATTAACGAGCGTTTAGCCGCAGCTAAGTACAAGGGAAATACATGGTCTGCATGGAACGAAACTACACCACGACATGATGCGTTTGTATCTGCTGTGCTGCATTGCCCTGCTCACGTTATTACCTGCACACGCTCAAAGATGGAAACTGTAATGGGCGAAGGTAAGAAAGTACATAAGGTAGGTATGAAGGACGTACAGCGTGAAGGGTGGGAATACGAATTGACTGTATCATTGAACCTAGACCGCGATACGCACCTTGCAATGGCAAGTAAAGACCGTACTGAATTGTTTGAAGGTAAAGAACCGTTTTTGATCACAGAAGAAACAGGCAGACAGATTCGTAAGTGGTGCGAACAAGGTACTGCACCCGTGGAAGTATTGCCTATTACTAAGCCGTTCCCTACCGAACAGCAATATGAGCAGTTAGTAAAACGCGCCATGAATGACAAAGACATAGTTAGCAAAGCACAACAGCACTACACGCTGACACTTGCACAGATTAACAATTTAAATGCAGCTTATGCCGATTCACAATCCTGACATAATCAGCAGCGAAGATACCCGCAATGATCTAGGTCAGCAGCCACGTGCTAAATGTTGGGTAGTGCCAAATGAACGCAAAGCAAGACAGCAGCACAGGAAAGAGATGGTAGCAAGGTTTAACGCACTACCACCGGAAAAGCAGGCTGAAATGGCTAAACAGTTTAAGCAATGGGAAAGTGGTAGTCATTCACAGGATATTTAAAAACATTAATTATGAAATGGATAAATTATCAAGATATTAAACCAAAAGAAGGTAGTAAGATTATTGGATATGGAATTGTATCTGGTGAAATTTATGGGGATTCTAATATAAAAACTGTTGAATCTGGTATTTATAATAAAAATGGTTACATTGATTTACCATCTGATGCTTACTATTGTATCTTAAAAGATATTACCCATTGGATGCCTTTACCTGAACCACCAATACCTGATTAATGCCCACGCCAAAGACATCTAAAGAGTACATATCTGCCTTATGGTCTGAAGTATCGGGTGCATTTAAAATAGGTGTGTATGACAAGCAATGGTCTGCACACCTATACAAAGCACTCAATGAAATACCATACGAAGGACGCGATAAGGCAGATATTCTAAAGCGCACATACGAATACATTAAATTAAGACTTAACCACACCGGCTCTGGTAATCCGGAATAACATGGTACAATTACAACTGATTGGGGCATTAGGTAAAGATGCTACAGTCAACACAACACAAAACGGCAAAACAGTTATTAATTTTACTGTAGCCGTGAACACAGGTTACGGTGAAAACAAAACTACGCTTTGGGTAGATTGCTCAAAATGGGGTGAGAAAACAGGTGTAGCAGATTTTCTAAAGAAAGGTACTAAGGTGTATGTATCTGGTGAACCTGCATTGAAAAGCTACCAAAAACAGGACGGCACTACAGGCACATCATTAAGCCTTACTGTTGCTAACATTGAATTGTTAGGCAGTAAAGGTGACCAACCAGGCCAACAGCTTGTTCCACCTGCCAGAGAATCAGATGATAATGATGGTTTACCATTCTAATTTCTAACACAGCCAGCCCCTAAATTGGGTATGATAAGTAAATGTGGTAATTTCTTTAAATCCAAAACAGGCGGGCTACCGTCTGAGGGGCTGGTTAATCTTCACTAGATTATGACTAACACACAACAGGCAGCAAGATTACTTAGGCGGGCTTTAAGACTTATCCCGAAAGACATTGAAGATATGAAGCAGTCAGACTTCATCCGTTCAATGCAATGGATTGATGATGCGATGATTATGCTGAAGGATTACAGACCTAAGCCAGTACAGACGCAGTTTAGGCATTTGGATATAATAGCTATAATGGATAAAAATTATCCGAAGTGGAAGAAATATGGCCGCACTAGAGATACTCAAATAATACCCCGCCATTGTGCTATGTTTTTACTTAGAAAGCATACAGGTAAATCATTAAAGGATATAGGTAAAATTTGCTCTGAAGAGCATCATATTTACGACCACACCACAGTAATGAATGGCGTAAAAAAAGTTCGTTGGGGAATTGAAACAAATGACGAAAGATACTTATCTTGCTTATCCACAATAACCACACAACTATTTAACTATGACAACACAACCAATCAGCCGCTATCTGGAGCGCAAGTACCTGCGGATGTTCACCCCGGCAATCATCCAGAACGGCAGGCACTACAGACTGCTTAACGGTACTTTGATTACAGAAAAAGATTTTAACCGCGTTTATCCTGAGATACACAGAATCTACGAACGCGAAAACCCAAATAAGAAAGCGATATGACCGACTGGAAAGAACGCTACCACGCAGCACATAAAGAATGGTTCGCAAGAACTTACCCCAAAGCCTACGCAGACGGACATTACACTAAGCCTGTGATGCCTAAGTACAAAACAGCTAACGGGTTAACTACGCTAATATGCAGCTACCTTAAATGGGTAAATGGCATTGGTAACAGGATTAACGTAACAGGCAGGCAGATAGGCGGCAAGTGGATTAAATCAGCTACCTTAGTAGGTACTGCGGATATTTCAGCTATACTACCCAACGGGAAAACAATATATTTAGAGGTAAAAGTAGGCAATGACAGACCGCGTAAGGAACAGCTTTTAATGCAGGAACGTATAAGGGCTATTGGTGGAGTTTACGAATTTGTGAAACTGCCGGAGGAATTCTTTTATATTTATGACCGCGAAATGAACAAGCCATGATTGACAAATCACCTGAACTACAAGCCCAACTATCCGCATGGCACAGGATGCTAGATGTACGCGATAGGATGGATAAATGCCGCAAGAATCATCTATGGCAGGAACATACCGAACTGCAAACAGAACTGGATAAACTTAACATGATACTTTACGGGACAATTGCGCCTGGGGTAATACAATAACTAATTAAATAAAACACAACTATGAAACAACAAACTAAACTATTTGAACCAAAAATTGAACTTGAAAAAGTTGACAGCGTAATCGGATCAGGTTACGAACAAGATGTTGCTAAACTTGCTATTATTGATGGAGTAGCATACAGGGCAGCGCGTAAAAATATGCAGATTCATTCTGCTATTATTTTAAAAATTGATGGTGAATTTTCAGGCTTCTTTACATTTCAGATAAACCATGAAGCAGGTGAATTTTGCCTGTTACAATCTGCAATGTATGAGGATAAAAAAGACAAGGAAATTTACTCTATGATGGTAACTGAAATTATAAAGCAAAATACTTTTGGTTACCCTATGGTAATGACTGTATCAAAAAAGCATGATTTAGAACGCCCTGATGTATTTCATAAATTAGGCTTTGTTACATACCTTACAAAGTCTGATTTTGAATATATGGTGTACGGTAAACTTGAGCAAGTACGACTTAAATATCTTGCCCACATTGCACTTACAAACCTTTGGGATTCTACTACAGGCGATTGGATGAAGATTAAAAAAGAATGGAATAAAAAGATTGATGAAGCAGGCGAAAAATATAATATACCAAACCCGAGATTTGCAAGTCGAGAAGGATGCTGGCAGGGTTCTAGCGGGTTTGCAAATGTGGTATTATCTAAGAATGTTATTGAAGGTGAAGAAATAGTACACGATAATAAAAAGACATTAAACGGTAACGCATCTGTACTTGATCCTACAGCCTGTGAAATTATTTTGCGTATGTTTATGCCAAAGGACGGATGCAGAGTTTATAACCCTTTTGGTGGTGGTGTTCAAATGGGGTTTGTTACAGGTGCAAGTGGGTTTGAATATTTAGCAAGCGAGATAAGACAAAACCAATGTGATGCAAATAATGCACTTTGCCAAGATTTTTATAATACAAAGTGGATTAAATCAGATAGCACTAAGTTTGTACCTAAGCAAAAATATGACCTTATTTTTTCTTGCCCGCCTTATTACAAGGTAGAAAAGTATATTGATTATGACGGGAAAAGTCCAGAGGGTGAGTTAAATTCATTCTCAAGTTATGAGCAGTTTAGGGATATGCTTTTTGAAGGTTACAAAAATGCAATTAGTGTAATGAATGACAATACTTTTTTTGTTGTAATGACAGGAGACAGCAGGGGTAAAGACCAGGGTTATTATGGATGTGAAGCTGAACACGAATTATTTTTTAAGCAGCAGGGGCTTTTGATTTACAACAGAATTGTTTACTTAGAGTCTGAATTTACACGCAGGGCGCAAGCTAAAAAGACTTTGCACCACAGAAAGTACCCTAAATCAGAGCAGAAAATTTATGCTTTTTACAAAGGTGACCCATCATTGATTAAAGAACTTTACCCGCAAATAGGCAGGTTATGAGATTGTATTCTAATAAAATTTCACTTGTAGAAAATGAAAGGGGTATATTCTCTATTGATCCTGTAATGGGTTGTGCATCCGGCCTTAAATTAAATAAGGCTGGATGCTATTCTGATTGCTATTCGGCTAAATCTGCAAAGCTATACGGATATGATTTTTCTACAAACGTAAAACGCTACTTTAAATCATTGCAGCATTTTTATGAAGTAATTAATGAAATAAAAAGAATAGACTTGCCATTTATCAGGATGGGCAGTAGTGGCGATCCTTCTGAAGATTGGGAGCATACAATACAAATATGTGAACAAATAAGCAAAGGGTTAACCACAAACCAAATAGATATAACAGGTAATTTAGTAAAGCCTATTGAGATAGTTATAATTACAAAGCATTGGCATAATCTTACAGATAATCAGCTTGAAAGAATAAGCAAAATGAATATATGCATTAATACATCTGTTTCAGCTATAGATGATTTAGATTTGCTAAATAATAGGTTAACGCAATACAACAGGCTTAAACAGTACTGTAAATCTATTTTACGCATTGTTTCATTTGATTTTAATAAAAACAATCAGCAAGGTTTAGAGTATTCAATAATTCAGGAATTATTATTTAAAAATGATAAAATTATTGATACAGTATTTAGGTCATCAAAGAATAACCCGCTTGTAAAGCAAGGCATTATAAACGTACACAAAACTAAGTTTTTGGGTAAAAATGCTTTAATTAGCAAATACAATAAAAAAACGTATTTTGGTAATTGCAAAAATTGCCTTGAAATGTGCGGGGCTAAAATGTAATACACACCACTATGCTAAAAGAAATATTTGAAGAATACAAGCAGCTAGGCATAACCGTTATTCCTATTACATGGGTTAACGGTGCGCCTAAGTCGCATGGATTATGGAAGGATAAAGATGATTTTAGCCTAGCGCAAAACCATAACGGGATTATGATTAGGGCTGAAGGTAACTTAGGATTTATTGATTGCGATATTAAGAACTGTGATGATAAAGCAATATTTGATAAATGGTTGAATATTGTACGTTCACAGAATGATAGCTTACTGAATAAAGTATTTATTGAATCCACACGATCAGGCGGGTATCATGTTTGGTTTAGGTATCATAAGTTACCTGGTAAGGTTAACCTTGCAAGCAACGCAAAAGGCGGTGAAGTATTTGCATTGTATAGCGGTGGCGTATTGGGATACACCTGGCCTACAGAGGGGTATAAGTGCGTTACCAATAGCATGTCTGAAATAGAACAGCTTACACAGAATGAGTATGATTTACTTATTAGCGCGTCTGCATACTTTAACGAATACCACGAAGAACCAAATCAGGAATATCAGCCTGTAGAATACCCGCAACAATATGAAGAAGCTTGTTTGCTATTTGACCGCAACATTACAGATGACGCATTTGAGCAGATGCTTAATGATATGACGCTTTACCCTGTTAAGGATTTTAGGTACAATAGGCGGCAAAAGTTCACGGCGTACAAACGCACAGGATCAACAGCGAACTACAGCGCAAAGGTATATTTTAGCAGCAGGAAGGTGCTACTGTTCACTACATCATTACAGCCATATCCTTCATGGGCTGATAAAAAGAACGCTGAAGATAGGGGATGGATTCTTACACCTACACGAATCATCTACTACAAGAACGGCAAAGACTGGATTGCCACTATGCAAGAGATTCAGACCATTGCAGACAGCATAGGTATTGACATAGTGCAGCAGCCTGTAGCACAAATGCAGGAGCAGTTCGACCGGATGAAATTCCCGTATGATATTTATCCTGAAGTCATGCAGGAATATATTAAATCGCACCGAATACAGCACGAATACATCGCTGCGTTTATGCTGGCAGCAGTTACAACGGCAATTGGGAATACCTGCTATGTAGAGCCGTTACAGGGTTATAAATTGCGCCCATCATTGTATCTGGCTGTTGTGGCGTTTCCTGGGGGTGGTAAATCGCCTGCTATGAAAGTAGCGTTTGATTACCTGCAACGGTACGACAATGAAGGATTCATGGAGCATAAGGCAAGGTTAGCCGCGTATAATGAAGAATTGAACAGCTACGAAAAGAACCGCAAAGGCACATCTAAGCCATCCCGCCCTATATTGAGCCAAACGCTGATTAACGATGCCACAATGGAAACGGTCATAAACGTGCTGCAATTTAATCAGAAAGGCTGCTGCCTTGTAGCTGATGAACTTGCCGGATTTATGAAGCGTATGAGCCAATACAAAGACGGCGATGATAGCCAGAAATGGTTAGAAATGTGGGACAGTTCACCCGTTATGCAGCAGCGTATAACTACGGACGAAAGGAAGATTTACGACTATACTATGAGTATTGCCGGTGGTATTCAGCCTGGTGTTATCAATGCCCTTGCTAAAGGTGATAATGCTGTTAACGGGTTTTACCACAGATTCCTGTTTGCATACCCTGAACCAGAGGCTAAACTGCCATTTGAAGCTATAGAGCAGCCAACGCATTTAAGATCCGACATCGACCAAATCTTTAGTAAGCTAATGGTTTACCGTTCTAATGAGATGAAGGATAGATATGTGCTATCGGAGCCAGCAGCAGCCCTATACAAGCAATGGCATGATTATAAGAACTTGTACTATAACCGCACACATGACGAAAACGCTAAGGGTATTATTGCTAAGTATCAGGCCTATTGCTTACGCTTTGCGTTAGTATTGCAATGCCTGGATGATCTTGATAACCGTACTATGGTAATCACACAGTCCGCAATGGATAGGGCTATAAGGCTGACAGAATATTTTCTAGGCAATATGCTGAAGTCTTTGAAGCTGTTAGCACCTGAAACACCAATAGACGGCCTGAAAGCCCCTTACGACAAGTTCTACAACGAACTGCCAGCAGCGTTCAGTACTAAGACAGCACTTGAAATTGGGGCTAAATACAAGCTAAAGGCTGAAGCGGTGCGGTTGTTTCTTAGCCGTAAGAAAGAACTATTTGAAAAAGAAGGTAGGGGAAATTATTGTAAGATCATATAATTTCGTGTGTTCATAGTGGTGTGCAGCCCTGCCGATTGGTGGGGCTGTTATTTTATAAATAGTACAAAATATTTTTTGGTGGAATGAATAAGTAGTGTATATTGCAGTATAAATAATACACAATGAGCAATATTCAATTAGGTAGCAAGGTTAAATTCATCACAGAGTTAGAGCCTGGAGAAAACAATAACGACATGACTGTTATTGAATTAAACGGTGATCGTTGCATTATTCGTACTGATTTAGGTTGGGATAACTTAAATCCTACTAATGTAGTTATGGTTAACGAATTAAAACTTGCATAATGAAAGTATTGGTAGCTTGCGAAGAAAGCCAGACAGTAACTAAGGCTTTTAGAAATTTAGGGCATGAGGCATATAGCTGCGATATACTGGATTGCTCTGGTGGGCATCCTGAATGGCATATTAAAGACAGCATACATCATGTATTATGTTATTCGCCTGGGCGCGGGTATCCAGTTTTTTGGGATTTAATTATAGCACATCCACCATGCACTTTTTTAACTGTGGCTAATACATACATAAAAAGGGGATGTAGTAAATACACAAAAGAAGAAGCTGAAGAAGAAGTAAGGCTGGCTAAAATGTTTTTTATGAGCCTAGTTCATGCAAACTGTGATAGGATTTGCATTGAGAACCCAATAGGCATAATGAGCCGTGAATACCGAAAACCAGACCAAATTATCCACCCCTGGATGTTTGGGCATCCTGAAAGTAAAGCTACCTGTTTATGGCTTAAAGGACTGCCATTATTAAAGCCTACAAAATACGCTGAATTTGAAAAATACAGGTGTAAATGCGGCAATGTGTTTGATCAATCATTTGGCAAATATGGGTGCTGTAATACGCCTGCAAAACCACTATGGAATAATCAAACTAAGTCCGGCCAGAATAAACTACCACCATCAAAAGACAGGGCTAAAATTAGGAGTAAAACTTATGAAGGTATAGCCCAAGCAATGGCTGAACAATGGAGTAACCTAGCCCCCTAACAGGGGCTTTTTTATTGCTCATATTTGATGTATCACCCCCTGAAATATCTGATATTTTACCCCGAAAACTTCTATCAAAATTATATCACTTGATATAAAAAATGCTACAAACAGGCAAAATCATATTAATATAAAATTTAATATATGAAAAGTTTGTATCAAAAAATGCCCTTTGTATCACGTTTGTAGCACCCACTTGATATAAACTTTTAGCGTATAACTTATTAATATTCATGCAATTACACACTACAAAAGGTAGTTTGTATCAATATTTCACGACACTTATAGAAGTATTAAATACTTATTTATTTATTAGTAAATACTATATATAGAGAAATACGCGATTTTGCTGCAACATTGATACAAACTCCTGAAGCGTAAAATTATTTGGTAGTATCAAACAGGTTTTTTAATATTGTTAGCAAAACACAAAAACCATGAAACAGTTACTTTTAATCATCCTGCTTTTTGCAGGCATCAGCACACAGGCGCAAGAGCGTAACACGCTTGCCGAATTATCAGTAAACACCAAACAAGCTACCTACACAGCACAGGTAACACAGTTTATCGCAGGTAAACCACTAGGCGTTACCATTGGCGTAACAGATAGCCGTGAGGCATTACTAACCCTGCGAGGTATGCCTAAAATTGAAAACAGCAATTTTGTGCTTAACTTTCAACAAGGTATTACATGGAACAATACCGGTACATTCTACTATCAAGCTACCGGCGCGGGGTATGACTTTGGTAAGTCTGTACTAATAGCTAACCTCACGCTTCGTAACACTAAGCGCGATCTGCAAGCAGGACTTCAACTATCAATTGCCTTTAAATTCTAAAAATACCTTATATTTGCATTATGCACATCCCAGGCATTAACTTTAAGAAATTTAGCCCATTCGGTGATGAGCAACTGATGGGCATTAAGCGGGAAGAATTTATTGAGTACCTTAACAGCCTTGAGCCGGATAAAAACGGCTGGCTGAATTTTAAGCTAACTATCCTACCGCAAACGGTTAAGGGGTTTAGTTGCAAATTAGTTCACCTGCTGCCAAAGGATGTATGGGAAGCAAAGAAAGCAGCTAAAGCATTGGAAAAGAAATGAGAGGACGCCCAACAGATTATAAGCCAGAGTATTGCCAGATGCTAATTGACCACATGGCAGAAGGATTCAGCTTTGAATCTTTTGCTGGTTTAATAGGCGTTACAAGGTCAACAATCTACGAATGGGTATCTGCTCAACCTGAATTTTCAGACGCCAAACAAAGAGGATTTGAGGCTTCGCGTTTGACATGGGAAAAAATAGGCTCTACTATTGCTAAATCAGGTACGGGCAATGCAACAGCTTTTATCTTCAACATGAAGAACCGATTTAGAGAGGACTGGAACGATAAGCAAACAATAGAACATCAAGGTGCAAAGGTGAACGTAAGTATTGAGCCAGATGCAGGATGCGAACCAATTAAAGATTAAGGCTACACCTGTTTTTTATGCTAACTACAAGGCATATAACGAAGGCTGGCCTATAATCTGCAATGAGGGCGGTAGCCGATCAGGTAAAACTTACAGCCTTACACAGTTACTTATCAGCATTGCAATACAGAAGCCTAATACCCGCATCAGCATAGTATCTCACAGCTTACCGCATATCAAACGCGGTGCATACAGGGATTTACGGGTTATAATGGAATCATGGGGCATTTGGGATGATGCTAAATTTCGTTATACTGATTTCGTTTACACCTTTGATAATGGCAGCTATATTGAACTTTTTGGCTTAGAGGATGAAGGCAAAGCCCGCGGCCCTGGTAGGGATATACTGTTTATAAATGAGGCTAACCTTATCGCAAAGCCGCTATTTGATCAGTTGGCAATGCGTACAACAGGAACTATCTTTCTTGACTGGAACCCGGCTGACTTCGTTAGTTGGGTGTATGATGTAGCGGATAACCCGCGAAATAAAAAGATTCATAGCACCTACAAAAACAACCTAACCAACCTTAGTCAGAATCAGATTGAACTAATCGAATCCTATCAGCATTTGCCTGATGACTTTTGGTGGAAGGTGTACGGGTTAGGTCAAAGAGGTGCAAGCAAGGAAATTATCTATACAGCTTGGAAACGGTACAATGAAGAACCGAAAAGCGGTGATGTGTTTTATGGCTTAGACTTTGGATTTACTAACCCGTCTGCATTGGTAAAGGTAACGCACTATGAAGGGGCTAACTATGTAGAGGAATTACTGTATGAGCGCGGGCTAACATTAACAGACCTTATAAACAGAATTAAGCAGATAGTACCACGCAACGCGCTTATATATGCTGATTCAGCAGAGCCGAAAAGTATAGAAGAACTGTACCGTTCAGGATTCAATATAAAGCCGGCAGAGAAAGATGTTTGGGGTGGTATTATGAAGGTTAAAGGCTATCCGCTTTATATTTACGGAAAAAGTAGTAATTTAGCAAATGAATTACAGTCGTATAAGTGGCGCAAAGATAAAAACGATCAAGTAACTGAAGAACCAATCAAAGAGAATGATCACCTTTGCGATGCTATGCGATACGCTATATTCACTCATTTAACCAAGCCTCAAAGGGTTTGGATTTAATATTGCAGCCTTAAGGCTAACAAATGAAGTTATTTGGTTGGGAAGTTCGAAAAGCAGCCCCAAATTCAGCATTAATTCAAGCAGGTAAATCTACAGAAATCCGTTTCATAAACGGAATGACTATTATCTACGACCAGAACACAACTGCTTATCTAAGGGACGGCTTTCTAAGTAATAGCGTTGTATATTCGATTGTTAACATCATTGCCACTAAGTTCTCATCTATTCCGTGGTATGTGTACAGCAAGAAGAATAATGCAAAGCTGAAAGCATATGAAGCTGCTACAAGTACGTTTAACAGAAACGTATTGCAGTCAATCAAGCTGAAGGGTAGTGCATTAAAAGAAGTAGAAGGAACAGACCTTAACAGATTGCTTGAACAGCCTAACAATGTAGATACATGGTCTGACTTGCTTTATGAGGCAATCGGTTATCGGAAAATTACAGGTGCAGGTACATTGCGGATTATGCGTTCTGATAATGATGGTAGGCTGTTGGGATTAGAAAACCTGCCTAGTCATGACATTCAGATTGTAGGGGATGGTACACTAAACGGGATTAAATCATATTTCTTGCGTACAATACCCGCCTATGAATTTCCTGCTGAAGATGTAATGTATTGGAAGTACAAGAACTTTGATTTCAACGTAAATGGTCAGCACTTGTACGGCCTTAGTCCAATCCGTTCTGCTGTTAGGGATATATCAGCCAATAATTTCGGTAAAGACGCTGTAAACGCTATGTTTAAGAATGGCGGTGCAGTAGGTATCATCAGCAATGAAGAACCTGGGGCATTATCACCTGAACAGCAGGCATTACTAAAGGATAAGCTGGATGAATTTATCAACAGCAGAAGCCAGAAAGGGAAAACAGTACCTATCAACGCTAAGGTGAAATGGCAGCAGGTAGGCATGAACGCTGTTGACATGAACCTGATGGAAGCGTTAAAGTTATCTAAAGAGGATATCGTTAACATCTTCAATTTCCCTATTAACCTGCTTTCTGATGAACGTGCTACAGAGAATAACAAGGAGCAGGCTTTAAAGTACCTTGTAACGAATACAATTTACCCTGATTTGGTTTCATTCCGCGACCAGTTCAATAAGCAGGTTGCTCCATTGATTGACAAAGACCTTTACATAGACTTTGACATTTCCATGCTGCCTGAATTACAGGATGATATGGAAAAGCTGGCTAATGTATTGGATAAGGCTTACTACCTTACACCAAACGAAAAGCGGGTTGCATTGCGATATGATGAACTGGCTGATCCTAACATGAATACTATCTTAGTACCATCAGGATTGCAGTCTTTGGATGATGCGACTATGAAGATTAATCCAGATTTAGGGAATCCTGACCTTAGCGATTACACACCACAAGCATAATGAGCCAATACTGGAAAGCATACGCCAAACGATTAACAGCACTTGAAAACCAAAATATACCTTTGGTTGAACGTGCTATACGCGGGCAGGTAAACCAGTTCATACACGCACTACAGGCGCAAGGGGTTGAATCAGCAGTACAGAACATCAACGGTATTATAGGCTATAACAGCATGGTAGAGCCATTGCGTACCGTACACAAGCGCGGGGCAATGGCAGAAGCTAGTTGGTCTTATGGTAACTTGAAAAAGATAGTTACCAAACGCCAAACGTATGGATTCAATCAGCTATGGA